ATTGCAGAAGAATGTATGGTTGTTGGGCGAGTTGGTCTATATGTTAACTATCCAATTACAAGCGATGCAATGACCATTGCGGATGCTCAAGCGATGAATGTACGACCATATATGTCAATTATCCGTGCAGAGCAGATAATAAATTGGCGGCAACGAAGAGTAAATAATAGATATGCGCTTTCAATGGCGGTAATCAAAGAAGAACATTTAATCCCTATTGATGAATTTGAGGATAAAGAAGTAACGCGTTATCGTGTATTGGATTTGGACGAAAATGATATTTATCGGGTACGCATATTTGAAGTAAATGAAGATAATCGTCAATCATCTACTGATGTAGAACTTGAACGGTTTTATCCGATGATGAACGGAAAGCAAATGAATTATATTCCTTTGTATATCATTGGCTCTGATAACGTAACTCCTGATATTGATACACCAATGATGATTGACATTGTTGATACAAACATTGCCCATTATCAGGCTTATTCAGACCTAGCGCATGGGTGTCACTGGTCAGGTATCCCCACCATGACAATAACTGGACATGAGATGAAACCTAATGAAACTCTACATGTTGGGGCAGGGAAGGCATTAGTATTTCCAAATCCTGCTGCAAAAGCAACAATGGTAGAAGTTGGTACATCTGGATTCAGTGCATTAGATTCACTTCTTAATCGCCTTGAAATGCACATGGTTTCACTTGGTAGCAGAATGCTTGAGAGCCATAAAGTACAAGCGGAATCCGCACAAACTGCTATGATTTATCGAGCAGGTGAGCAATCAATTTTGGCAAGTCTTGCACAATCAATTTCTACTGGCATCACGATAGCATTAAAGACATTCGCTGAATGGGCTGGCGATGATTCTACTAATGTTCGATTCGATTTGAACCGTGAGTTTTTCGCTCAACCTGTTACGCCAGAAATGCTTAATGCACTTGTAAGCGCGTGGCAAGCTGGTGGCATATCTGCTGAAGCGCGCTTTGCATATCTAAAGCGTTCTGAATTTTATCAGCCTCACGAAGAATTTCAAGATGAAGAGAATTTGATTAAAGATGGTATTCCGAAACAAGTAACTCAGCCTGCAATCGTTACAAAGATTCAGAAAATGCCTGACGGCTCAATGCAAGCGACTAGGAGTGCATGATGTTAAACCTTATGATTAGCGATTACGCAATAAAGCAGCAATCAAACGCCGCAGCAGAAGCGTTGGCAACTATCCTGCGCGATAACGGTTCAATGAGATTGTATGCTGGAGAACAACGTCCTTTGACGCAGCGAACTGATGGTCGTCTGGTAGAATGCAAACTAACTTCGGTAACAGTTGAAGGTGGAATAATTACGGTAGAATGGTCTGCATCGAAGGCGCTTAAAGACGGCACAGTATCGTACTACAGGTTGTGTTCAGGTAACGTGCCTGTTATGAGTGGAAGTGTTGGAGTTACGACAGAATTCAACATGGTTATCAATAATACTGAAATTAAAACTGGAATGGATATTAAGGCTGGAAAGCTGATTCATTCTGTAATGGCTTAAAGATGCAGTAATGGCATACGAATATATCGTATCCGGCATTTCAGTTGTCAACCAATCCTTTACAACTGCCGAGGCATCAACTGTAATCGGATTACAGCAGCAATCAGTTTCAAGCGTATTTATCAGCGATAACATAGTTGGTGAACATGCTAATAACATAGTTGCAGAATGTCGTCAGAAACAATCCATAGCACAATCGACAATCGGGAAAGTTGAAGTATCGGATGATGACGAGGAAATGACGATGGTGTTGTTGTTGCTTAATGCAATGGAGGATTAAATTATGCCGCTTATCAAAGGCTACTCAAAACGGTCTGTGTCAGCCAATATACGAACAGAAAAAAAACATGGTAAGAGTACAGCGCAAGCGGTAGCTATTGCATTGAGTGTGGCTAAAAAAGCAAAAGCGAAGAAGAAAAAATAACTCTTGACATTCTTTCTTTACTATCATAATCTTATATTGTTGGTAAGTACCAACTAACCTAGAGGGTTCGTAAAATGCCTTTGGAATTTATTGTTGACACGATTGACGCAGTACCTGAAGCATCGCGTAAGTTTTATTCAGAAGTTGATGGCAAGTTTCACCTTGACGAGGAACTGGCAAACAATATCAAAGGATTGAAGTCTGCTCTTGATAAAGAAAAGATTTCGGCAAAGACAAAAGAAAAAGAACTAACAGAATTCAAAACACAATATGCAGGTATTGACCCTGTAAAGATTCGAGAATTGCAAGCAAGGTTTGAAAATAATGAAGAGGCGCAGTTGATTGCTGCCGGAAAGATTGATGAAGTAATCAATAAACGAACAGAAAAGTGGCGCATTGAAGAAGACCGCCAAAAAGAAGAATTGAAGGCAAAAATTGCTGCTGCTGAAGCAAAAGCTGATGCGTTCAAGGATAGGGTGCTTGAAGATTCATTGCGTTCAGCAGCGATTAACGCTGGACTTCATAAACTTGGTATCCGTGATTCGCTACTGCTTGCAAAGACTATTTTCACGCTGGATGAAAATGGCAATGCGGTACAAAAGAATTCAGATGGTAGTGTAGTAATTGGACGTGATGGTAAAACTCCGTTCTCTGCAACAGAATGGTACGAGTCTCAGAAAGTTGATTCTCCCCATTGGTACACAGTAACATCGTCAGGAAGTTCGGCTACAGGTAGTGCTGGTTCTGGCGGTGGGAAGCAAATGAAACGTGCATCATTCGATTCTTTGTCGCCAATTGATAAAGTATCTGCAATTAAGAATGGAGTACGAGTTGTTGATTAAGGCGGTAAGCAGCGAGATGTTGCTCTGTAGTAAATAGACCGAGATGGTCGAAACACAAACCCATTTTATTTTATTTATTTTAGGAGTAACAAATCATGAGCAATACTTTGACGAATCTTATCCCCGTACTTTACGAAGCAGCCGATACTGTATCTCGTGAACTGGTAGGCTTTATCCCTGCCGTAACGCGCGACTCTTCCGCTGAACGTGTTTCTATCAACCAGCCCGTAAATATCCCTGTTGTTGGCGCTATTTCAACTGCCAACATCACTCCGGGCGTTAATGCACCGAATGATGGCGATGCAGCACCCGGCAATGTCATTATGACCATCAGCAAGAGCAAATACGCTCCTGTTCGTTGGAATGGTGAAGAAACGATGGCAACTGCTGGCACTGGCATTTGGGCACAATTGAACCGCGACCGTTTCGCACAAGCCATGCGCGCATTGACCAATGAAGTTGAGGCTGACTTGGCGGCTTTGTACACTAAAGCGTCCCGCGCTTATGGTACTGCTGCTACTACGCCTTTTGGTACGGCAAATGACCTGTCCGATATGGCACAGATGTTGAAGATTTTGGAAGATAACGGCGCGCCGGGTAATATCCATGCTGTGTTCGGTTCTGCCGCAATCGCCAATCTTCGTGGTAAGCAATCTGTGTTGTTCAAAGTGAATGAGTCCGGTACTTCCGATCTGTTGCGTCGCGGTATCATTGGCGACATTCAGGGTGCGATGGTGCATAACTCTGCGCAAGTCAAGACTCATACGGCTGGTGCAATGGCTAATGCCACTACCAATAACGCAGGTTATGCTGTAGGCGCTACTGCAATCACTCTGGCAACTGCTGGTACTGGCGTTGTTGCTGCTGGTGATGTGATTACCTTCGCTGGTGATACCAATAAATACGTCGTTAAATCGGTCGTGTTTGCTGGTGCTAACCCTGCTGCTGGTGACGTTATCACTCTGCAAGAACCGGGTCTGCGCGTAGCTATTGGCGCATCCGCTACGGCAATCACTGTTGTTGCAACATCTGCACGTAACATGGTCTTTGCAAGCTCGGCAATTGCTTTGGCAACCCGCGCACCTGCAATGCCTGAAGGCGGCGATGATGCTGATGACGTAATGGATATTACTGACCCTGTATCCGGCTTGTCGTTCCAAGTTGCGGTATATCGTCAGTACCGTCAAACTCGCTTTGAAGTTGGTTTGGCATGGGGGGTTCAGATGGTTGCACCGAGACATGCTGCCCTACTTTTGGGATAAGCTGTAATTCAACCGCCTTCTAACGAGGGCGGTTTGATGATGACTTAACAAAGGAGTAATAATGTCTATTGATACAGTTCCGCTTATCAAAGTAGCATGCCCTGTAGCAGAAGGGAATCCTAATGGATATTACATGGCAGAATCATTGCCACGCGGTGCTAAATTGTATAAAGAATCTAATGTTGTGGTTCAAGTGCAACCAGAACAGAAATCAGAGCCAGTAATTGAAGAGCCGATTGTTGAGCCTGAACCTGTTGCCAAAACAATCATCGAAGTTGATATTCCAGACACCAAAAGCAATGCGTATTTCAACGCGATGACTGATGAGGAATTGAAGGCTTATCTTGATTCCAACAAAGTGAAATATCATCACTTGGCTGGACGCAAGACCTTGTTCAATGCAGCATCTGCATTTGCTAATCTCGGTGCCAGATAATGAAAACTGAAATCGACACAAAATGGATTGCAACTGTAGCGGCTACTCTGATTGCCACTAAAGATGCTAAATCTGCAATCAAGTATTTGAGTGATAAGTTGGTAGTCAAGGCAACTTGGCACAACAAGCCGAAAGCGAATAATCGCGGTGAAACGATGGTTGTTACATTCGGTAAGCCAAATTATCGTGAAGTGGCATTTATCAAGAATCTGAAAAAAGCCGGAGAGCCATTTCCAGTAAAGAAGATTCAGTTGAAGCCTTATCCGATCAAAAAGAAAGAATATAAATAATGAAAAAAGTATTGTTAAAAGATATTGTAATTCCGGCAGGGACTGTTTTTGATGACACTCCAAATACAAGGATTTTTGCTAAAGATGCTTTTGTGGAATGCATTATCGGGTTGACAAAAAATACTTATGGAACTTTTACTTATGAAGTTTCAGATGAATTGTCTGAATTTTTCACCGACTTAAAGTAAGGAGTTTAAATGGTCGCCCCAGTTAATACGGTACTTCCTGTAATAACCGGAACAGTAGAGTTCGGCGAAACACTTACGCTGTCTGATGGCACATGGACTGGCTCACCAGATTCTTACGCATACGCTTGGTTGCGCGCAGGAACGCTCATAGCTGACGCGACAGCATCCACCTATACCATCACTAGGGCAGACATCGGATATGCGCTTGTAGGGCGTGTAACGGCAACTAACGTTGATGGAAGCACTGATGCGGATAGTGCCGCTACTGTAGCCGTTCCTAGTACGCTTATCGTTGAGGATGGGACGGAAGTAGCAAATGCCGATGCTTATGCGACTTTGGCTTATATCGCTGAATATCACGAAAAGAACGGCAATGCTGCATGGGCTGCGCTTGCGAATGATGCTACACGCGAAGGATATGTGCGCAAAGCAACGGCTTACATGACGCAAATGTATATTGATCGGTGGAAAGGCTATCGTGTAACCAGCACACAATCGCTTGATTGGCCTCGCGCATGGGTAGAACTTCCGGCAAGTGTATTTGGCGGATATGTTGACCAGAATACCATTCCTAATGAAGTTAAGAATGCTTGTGCTGAATTGGCATTGAAAGCAAACGCTGATGATTTGATGCCAGACCAGACGCAGAACGTAAAAGAAGAAATCGTCGGGCCGATAACAATTAAGTACAGCGAATTCTCGCCACAAACAGTCAGATATTCTTCTATTGACGCGATGCTATCGCCGTACCTGAATAGCAACGGTGGTGTTAGTGTGCAATTGGTTAAATAATGGATTACGCCAAGTTAGCTGATAGAGCGTTAAAATTGCTAACGAAGCATGGGCAGGATATTATTCTCAAGTCAACTGTGGTAGGAGAATATAATCCAGCAACAGGAACATCTACAACCACTGTAACCGATACAACGCGCAAAGGTGCGATATTCGACTACAATCTGGTTGTATATGGAAACGATATGATTAACAATACACTTGTTCAAGCTGGAGACAAGCGGCTTTACATGGATGCTAACGGTTCAGCGCCAACGTTAAATGACCAAGTAATAGTTGGCGGAGTTACATGGCAGATTAAGAACATAAAAAATATTGGGCCATCAGGAATTGATGTTATTTTCGATTGCACGATTAGGAGATGATTATGCGAGCTAGTGTGAATGGTATAGAAGTTAAAGACTGCATCAGTGCTGACCCAAGTAAAGGCGAAGCAGTATGCCTATTGCGCGATGCTGATGGTAACGTATGCAAACAGCCTAATGGCGAGGATGATACTGTTACGAAGCGCGGAGAAGTAGTTATCCTTGAAGAGAAAAAGGCTGACAAAAAATGGCAAACTTCGCAGAGCAAATCGCAAAGCATGTAGCCAAGTATCAACGGAGACTTGCACACGTAACGCAAGGAACCGTGATAATGGTTGGAAAGGCTGTTGTTGAATACAGTCCTGTAGGTAGGTGGGAATTATGGTCTGATATGTGGCAAAAGATGCGTCCGGCCAATACTTATCGCGCTGGTGAGTTCAAGGGTAGTTGGTCATATTCTAATGGAAGTGCGGGAAGCAATTTTCCTGCAACAATTGACGCAAGTGGTGCAACTTCAATGGCGCGATTCATGGACGTGAAAACTGCGCCAGTAGCAGCACGGCATTTTATTTACAACAACGCACCTTATGCAATGGCAATGGAAACAGGCACTCATCCTTATATCAGCAAGTGGAAACTAACACCTCCTAACCAACGTGGTGCTGGTGCTGGTGCGCACATGGTGCAATTGGCGCTGAATGATTCCAAGATATTTGTCAGAACTGCTGTAGCGCAAGCTAGGAACTTATCGTGAGCATCATAAAAGTACGGCAAGCCATCGAATTAGGTTTATTCTCTATTACGCCTGCTATTGACACAGCTTATGATAATTTCCCTTACACTCCATCCACAAATACCCCATACCAGCGTGTAACGTTAGTTCCTTCACTGCCAGATAACACAACATTTGGCGATGGACATTATCAGGAACGCGGATTGCTATTTATTGAACTTCACTATCCAATCAACAATGGTTCAGTTACAGCGGCAACCCGTGCCGAGCTAATCCGCACAACATTCAAGCGCGGTGCAAGTTTTACCAATGGGGGATTGACTGTGATAATCGAAAAGACACCGGAAATCGGACAAGGTATGGTTCAAGACGCATTCTGGATATTACCCGTTCGCTGCCGGTATTATGCGGAGGTGTTCGCTTGAAACCACATACTAAAGTTCTAGCATTAGCTATTGTTCGTTATCTAAAAGGATTTGCCGCCGCGATTACAATTTGGATTGAAGCGGAAGAAAAAGATAACTTGCATTCTGGTGATAGTTAGTACATACTTTCAAAAGAAATTGCAGCACACGCAAGACTAGCAAAACCGTAATACCGAGTGCCCGCGACCACGCCACACAGTTCATCGTCCCGCCGGTCAATATGCCATCCTCGGAAGTGTAATTTAACTTTCTTTGGAGACATATCATGACTATCAGTTCCGGCATTTTCACACAATTAGCAGCAAAAAAGCAGGCTTCTCTTGGAAGCGCAGCATCTGGTGCTGGCGCACAACTCTATCGTCGTACAACTGCGACACTCAATAAGAAAAAAGCATTCTACAAGTCAAACGAAATTGACCCATCCATGCAGCGTAGTGATGGTCGTCATGGCGTTGTGTCTGTTGATGGCACGCTCAATGGCGAATTGTCTGTTGGGGGTTATAACGACTTTATCGGCTCTGTATTGCGTTCCTCTGCATGGTCTGCTGGTGTGTCTAGTGGTTTATTGATTGACGTAACCGCTGCCGTTACATCCGGCGCAAATGGTACATTCACTACCGTTGGTGCAAATTGGCTGACACTTGGTTTCAAAATCGGCATGGTCATTCGCTGGACTGGTTGGACTACAACCGGCGTTCCGAATAACGGGCACAACTTCCTGATTACCGCACTTACCTCAACCGTAATGACCGGAACGATGCTTGACGGTGTTGCTGTTGGCGCAAAGGCTGCTGGTGATTCCGTAACTGCCGCATCGGTTGGTAAGCACAACTATATTCCTGTAACAAGCCATGCGCGTGATTACTGGACTATTGAGCGTTTCTATGCGGATATTACACAATCGGAGCAATTCGTTGATTGCGCGATTACCGGCATGAACGTGAAGCTGCCTGCAACCGGCATGGCGACTATCGACTTCCCGATTATGGGATTGGATATGACAACCGGAACTGCAAGCGTATTCACTTCGCCAACTGCCGCTCCGACCGGTAACATTCTTGCTGCTGCGAACGGCGCTGTATTCGTTCAAGGTACAAAGGTTGCAACGATTACTTCACTTGATTTCGGCATCGCTGGTAACTACTCTGTACCGGGCGGGATTGTTGGTTCAAACACTGACCCCGACATTTTCCCCGGCATGATTGACGTAACTGGGAATATGTCTGTTCTGTTCGATAGCGTAACGATGCGCGATTACTTCTTGGCTGAAACTGAAGTGTCTATTGTCGCAGCGTTCACTGCTGGAAATGCGGCGGATTCGGATGTTATGGCATTCACATTCCCTATTTGCAAAATCAATGGCGCTGATAAAGACGATGGCGAAAAGGGTCTGACCATGACCATGCCGTTCGTTGCCTTGCGCGATACGACTGGTGGTTCTGGTGCCGATACGTTCGACAGCATACTTATGATTCAGGATTCATCTATTGCTTGATAAGTAATTGAATACCCCCGCGCTGGACTTGCAATATCAGCGCGGGATTTTGTAAGACGAGTACAAACGTAAAAAGGAGCAATACCATGTCATTTGATTTATCCTCGCTTGACACCACGTCCGCTTGTGACAAAGGTGCAGAAATCGAACTCCATCATCCAGTCAGTAACGTCCCACTTGGGATGTTCATTACTTTGATTGGTAAAGATTCCAAAGAATTCCGCGACTTTACGCGGGATAAGACAAATACCCGTTTGCGCAAAGATGCAATGGCGCAGAAGCGCGGTAAAGACCCTGAAATTCGCACTGTAGAGGCTATTGAAGCCGAGAATATCGAGTTGCTGGTGCTGTGTACTAAAGGCTGGCGCGGCATTAAGCTGGACGGCGAGGAATTGCCATTCACGGTACAGAACGCGATTAAGGTTTATAAGACTTATTCGTGGATTTATGATGCCGTGAACGAAGGCATTGGAAGCCTCGACAACTTCTTAAAAAACTAACAAAGGAACTGGTAGAGTTTGCCACCTACCAGTTTCGGTTAAATGCTCGGCAGAAAGATGGTTGTTCATTACGCGACCATCTTAATGTGGCATATCGTGCGAATGGAATCATGCCGGAAGAATTGGCGAATGAACCCGATATACCAGAATCTGCCGCGCATGTTTGGCATTATTTTATTCAGTTGAATAGAGCAAGGGGAAGCAACGGGTTTGGAGCTAATCCTTTGTCCTACACTGAAATAAAGAATTGGTGCGAGTTATCTGGAATAAGGCTTGAGCAATGGGAACTTGATGCAATAGTTGAAATGGATTCGGCATTCATTACAGAATCTGCGAAGGAAGCAAAATGAGCGAATTTGACCTAGCGACATTGAAGATTGAGGTTGATACCACCGACCTGAAAACCGCTACGTCTCAATTAACTGCATTCGCTGAAGCGTCTAAAAAAGTTACTGCTACACAACAAAACGAAGCTACTCAACAAAAATCAATAAGCAAAGATTTAACTGCTTATCATATTAGAAACCTCCAAAGTTCAATGCAATTCGAGCGCCAAGAACGTGCAGCTCAATTAGCAATGCGAACAGATTTTGAGCGAAAAGGCACTGCATCCGAGCGTCAAGAACGTTCTGCTAGACTTGCTATGGAGCAAGATTTTACTCATCGCGGAGAGGCTATATTAAAATCTAATTTGCAATTTGAGAAAGATTGGAATAATGCTCGCGTAGAAGACTGGAAAAGAACAACCGCAAGATTGTCTGCTGAACGAAGAGAACAAATAAGTTTAGGAAATGAAATAATTTCAATGCAAAAACGCGCACTCACTCAAGAGGGTTTGCGTAAAGTTTCATCGTCAACATTATTTGCAGCAAATGCTCCATTGATACAACAGCCAGACGTATATGCTGCCGCAGGAATTAAGTCACCGCAACAACGTATCGGAGAAATAAACAGCCTTAAATCTGCTATGGCAGCACTTAGCGCAGAACATGCTAATGGCAATGTAACAGGTAAAATATATAATGAAACAATGCGAGAAATGCACGGGAGAATGAACCTTCTAACAGAAGGAAACTCACGTCACCGTGGAGCAATCCGTCAAACAGCAGCATCAATGGCATCGCTTACATTTGAAATGACTGGTGCGATTTATGGTGTTTTGGCACTTGGTGCGGCGTTAGCTTCACCGGCATTATTTGGTACTGCAATGTTGAAGCGTGTTGAGGATGCAAAAACTGGCGTTGCTGGCATCTTAATATCAATGGGCGAGCTAAATGGAAAGGCTTTAACATTTGGACAAGCATGGGCTGCATCTGGTCAGTATGTAAAACAAGTTCAACAGGATTCAATGAAATACGGTATTGATATGGGCAGATTGATGGAAGTCAATCAGGCGGCTATATCAGGTGGATTGAATGCAATGTTGACGCTTGAACAAATACAAAAAGTTGCTACCGCTGGCGCAATCGCCGTTTCATCTCTTGGATTGAATTCTCAACAATATGTGCAGGAAGTCCGCGATCTTATATCTGGCGGAATTCAACCAGCATCAAGCACTCTAGCGCGGTCTATAGGCGTTACTGATGCACTGCTGAAGCAATGGAAAGCAGAAGGCCCGGATAAGTTGATTAAAGAGCTTACAGATAGGCTACAGGGATTCCTCGTTGTTGCTGATGAAGTTCGTTCAAAAACTTTAACTGGCGCATGGGATATTTTGCAGGCGCGGTTATCAATGCTTCTATCCGATGAAGATGGATTTGGCGCTATCAAGAAAGCAGTTCTTGATGTTGCTAATTATATCGGGAAGGTAGATGAAGTATCAAAAAAATTCACATTGAATCCAAATGCAGTTGCTACAGCAAAATCATATTGGGAAGTATTGAAGTTAATAGGCGGTGTATTTGAAATAATTGGCGACATATTAAAACGGGTATCACCACTTGTGGCTAAATTAGCGCAAGGAATTAGAATCCTTATGATAGAAGCAAAAATGTTGGTTACATTTGCTTCTACTGCTGTGAATCAATTATTGGCATTAGCTAGACTTGATTTTTCTGGTTTTAAGAAAGCAGGCGCTGACGGGGCTGAAAGCATAAAAAAAATGCTCCCAGAATTAGAAAACGCCGCCAGAGCTTTTGCTGGAATGAAACAATCTGCTAATGATGCTGCTTCCGCTCAAGATGAATTATGGAAGAGCATCACTCGGGCATCAACAAAAGCTATTGGAGTTGAAGCATATTTAGAAACGCTTGGGATGCAAGATAAAGCTGCCAAGGCTCATAAAGAGTATTTGCAAAAACGCAAAGATGCTGAAGTTAGATTTTTGGCTGAACAAGTCGCTATTGGGTTGAGATATAACGATGCTTTTGTTGCAATCGAAGAACTTAAACTTGCGAAAATTGCAGATGCAAAGAAAAGAAGCACATCTGGGCAATCTCAGTCAGGGAAAGTAACTGGATATTTTGACAAAGAAATTATTGCCAAAGAAAAAGAAGTTGCTGTAATGATGGATGAATTAAATAAACTTTCTGGTGCATACGAGCATAGATTTGACACGATTGATACTAAAAAAGAAAAACATCATCAAAGTGAAATGATGCGTATCGGCACAGAAATGCAAGCTCATGCAAATTCAGCAGAATCACAAATGACCAATGTAGAGAAGGTTTCATTGGCATGGACAAAGATGGATGATAAATATAAGACAAGAGCAGAAGCATTGAAATATGTTTGGGCTATTGAACAAGCGATGGCTGCTGATAAGCGTAAAGCAGATGATGAATTTGAGAAAATCAGTAAATCCATTTCAGACTTGAATAATAAAGAGATCGCAGATATTGATGCGAAGATTGTCGCGCAACAAAAGCACAATGATGAAATAGGAAAATCTGCTGAACAGAAAGCAATCGCTGCTGAAGCAACAGAGCAATTACTAATCAAGCAAATGGAACTTGAGGCATCTGCTTTGCGTGAAGCAGCCAATACGGTTGATATGGATAAGGCATATAAGAGTTTGTATATTAACCGTGCCAATGCACTTGATATTGAGATAGCAAAGCGTAAGGAACTCGCAGGGCTTAAAGGACAAGCTGCTATATTGGAATCATCTGACGCGGCCAATAAAGCTGAAATCAAAGCCCAAGAAGAGAAATGGAAAATGATTGACGGTTTCGCGCATACCGCATTCAATAATATCGTTGATAAAGGGAAAGATGCATTCAAGGAAATCGGTGCTGCGATAAAGAAGTATTTGTTGGATATGCTGTACAAGATTACGGTGCAGAAGTGGTTAATAAATATTGGTGTTGCTGGCGGTGGAATATCTGCTTCTAATATTGCTGGTGCTGCCACTGGATCGGGTGGAATTGGTAGTTTTATGGATATCGGGTCATCACTAAATACAGCAGTGAATATGTTTAGTGAAGGTGCTGCATCATTTCTTACTGCCGGTGCAGAACTTGGTCAAGCTGCTGGATATTATGGTGCAACAGTAGCTGGAGCATCTGGTTCAACTGCTACTGCAATTGGAACTACCGGATCGTATGTTGGGGCTGGATTGCAAGGTATTGCGCTTGGTTCAATGGTTGCTGGAGACAAAGAACTTGGAGATATGAACGGAACTGAATGGGCTGCAATAGGTGCTATTATAGGGTCTTTTATCCCTGGTATTGGTACTGTTATTGGTGGCATAATTGGCGGTTCAATAGATGCAGCATTCGGCATGGGGCCAAAACGAGTAGGAGCAACAACACTTGCTGGACAATTTAGCGGAGAAGGTTTTTCAGGACAATACAAAACTCCGTGGATGCAAAAAGGAGGTTGGTTCAAATCTGATAATCATGGAATGTACACACAAGAAATTGCATCAGAACAACAGGCTGCATTAGCGAATGTTGTTGTTGGTACTAAATCAGTATTTGACCAACTTATTATGTCAAGTGGCGATGCGATGAGGTCTATCGACGGATGGATATTCTCTATTGATAGACAAGTATCAACTCAAGAGCAACAGAATCAGCTTCTTATCGACATGGCAACTTCAATGGGGAATTATATGATTCCTTCATTGGAGGCGTTCAAAAAAGAAGGTGAGAATCTCGCTGATACTGCTGTCAGAATGAGAGACACATTTATCCTTACTGATGCCATTTTGAATATGGTGAAAAGTAGTTTCGGCGCTGTTGGATTGGCCTCAATGGAAATGAGGAATAATCTTGTTGAATTGCTTGGTGGGTTGCAATCTGCTAATTCTCTGATGCAAGGATACTATCAGAATTTCTATTCAGATTCTGAACGAGTTGCTAATTCGTGGAGACAACTTTCAGTATCAATGCGAATGCTTGGAATAGATATTGTTCCTAAAACAAATGATGCTTTCAGAGCATTGATTGACGCACAGGATTTAAGCACTAAAGCAGGTCAAGAGACATTTGCTTCATTGATTAAACTGTCAGGCTCATTTAATGAATTGACTGTTGCTACTGCTGCTGCTGACCAAGCTACACAAGATTACATTCAAACATTCAGAGATAAGGCGATTGCTGATTTTGAAGCCGCTAAAAAAGCAACTGATTCACTTCGGTCTTTTGCATTATCAGTGCGCGAATTGCAGCAATCATTATTGATTGGTAGTCATACTTCATTATCCAATACTTACGGAGAAGCACGTTCACAATTCATTTCAACAAATGCTCTTGCCGCCGGCGGTAATGTTAATGCACAAGGTAATTTGGCTGGTTCAGCAACTGCATTCTTGGATGCGGCAAAATTACAAGCTACAAGTGCTATTGATTATGCGCGAGACTTTGCATTCGTTCAGAATTCATTGGGCGATACTGCTGATTCTATTGAATCACAAGTAACTGTTGCTGATTTGCAGCTTGCGGAATTATTGAAAGTTAATACTTGGCTTGAATCAATAGATAGTAAAAATGCAACTCAGAATATGAGTTTGGAATATCTACTTACTGCTGCTACTGCATCAAACGAAGCGGCGAGAATGGCTGTTGTCGAACAAGTAATTACTAGTCTGACAAATGAAATATCAGCAGCAATAGGTTCATCCTATGATGCATCAAAACTTACACAGTCTGTTGGATCATCTGGCGAAACAACATTAAGTTATGCTGACAAATATAGAACGGTACTTGGTGGCGTAAGTTCTACTGGTGAAATTAGTCCATTATCTGAAACTGTCAGTGCAGAACAAAGCACATTATTAGCTAATGATACTGCCGCAGCAATTGCTGCTGCCGCTGCTGCCGCTGCTGCTAGGGCGGTAGCTGCTGCTGATGCTAGAGTAGCCGCCGCTGCCGCTGCCGCTGCTGCTGCTGCCGCTGCTGCCGCCGCTGCTGCCGCTTTATTTGACAACTCTGATAAATCTAGGTTTTCTGTAAACCGAAAAAGAAAAAGTACGCTTCCAAGAAGGTCTGGGTCTGCATTCGCATCCGGCGGATACCATGATGGCGGATGGCGTATGGTCGGTGAGAGCGGCCCTGAAATAGAATACACGCCACCTAGCCATATATTCAGCAATAGCGAATCTCGTAAAATGTTCTCTGCCAATGACAATAGCGATGTCGTCAATAAACTTGAGGCACTGCAAGCTGAAATAAGGACTATCGGATTGGCATTAGCTAAAAACACGGGTGAATCTGCTAAAATCCTGCGTAAATTCGATGGTGATGGAATGCCAGCAGAAAGGGTGTTAGCAGCATGAGTATGTCAATAAACGATAATATAGACTTGAGTGCTGTGCGCTATGTAGCTCTGTGTGCGCGCAATGGGAATGATACTTTCCAGAAAATGTCGATTGATGGTTCTACTGGAGATTTTACAGTTATCTCACGCGAACACCACGAGATTCACGAAGGTAGTGCATTCAGATATTTCGATAGTGTTACCCTCAATTCTTCGGATACGATTGTGTACTTGATTACCACTCCGAATACTACAAAATGGTCGCACATGACGTTGGTAATTGACGGAACTGCAATAACATCGTTCGACATATATGAAGGCTCTGATAAAACCGGAACTGATATTCAGACAGTCTTTAACGCGAATAGGAATTCGACAACATCTGCAACTACAACAGTTCATAAAAATGTTAGCGGTGGAACAACTGATGGAACACTATTTATGAAATATGCAAGTGGCACAGCGTCTAATCAATCTCGTGGTTCATCGAGTGCTGAATTCAACTCTGAATGGATTTTGAAGCAGAATACAAAATACTTGATTAGGATAACATCAGGAACTATTGGTAATTTGTGTAACATTATGCTTAATTGGTATGAACATACTAATCACTAACCATGAAACTAATCCGACCAAAACATATTAACAATGCTTATCTGTTGAGCAGCAATGTAACAGAGGCTGATTATTCTTCCTATAACGCTGGAACAACTTACGCGCTTGGCGAGAAGGTGATTGTTGTTTCACCTTCCGCAACAGTTACCATGACCATTGCATCACCATGCGTAATAACATGGACGGCGCATGGATTAGTTGATGATACAGTAATTATTTTTACAACTACCGGAGCATTGCCTACCGGAATTACTGCTGGGCAGCATTATTACGTGCGCGTATTGACTCCAGACACATTCAATATATCTGAAACAAAATTAAACTTTAAAGAACTTACCACTTCCGGTACTCAATCTGGGACGCATACCGGAACAGCATCAATGCACAATGTCTACGAATCATTATCGAATAACAACGTAGGAAATACTCCGCGCTTATCACCGACATGGTGGCTTGATTTAGGTGCAACAAATCGCTGGAAGATGTTTGACCTTTCTATTGCATCGCGCACTACCAACGCAGATAGTATCTCAATTTCACTACAACCAATTGGCAGATGCGATTCTGTTGCGTTGCTCAATATCAGTGCTGCCACATCAAGATTCAGAATGACAGATAGTGGCTCTAGCGCGACAATCACAATGACCATTGCATCGCCATGCGTTGTTACTGATACCGGACATTCAAAAGTAAATGGCGATATGGTTCGATTCAGCACTACCGGAGCATTGCCAACTGGAATCATCGCTGATACGACTTATTATGTTGTAAATAAAACAACCAACACTTATGAATTAAGCGAGACTTCCGGTGGTATTTCTATTGATACAAGCGGCACACAATCAGGAACACATACTGTTAGGACGGTTGTTTATGATTCAACATACAGCCTAACTTATACAGATGGTATTGATAATTGGTATTCATATTTCTTTGAACCAATTTTGAGAAAGCGAGATAATGTAGAAATTGATATGCCGCATTACAGCGACCCGATAATCGACATTACGCTAACTGGAACTGGCGAACTTATTGCTTGCGGAGCTTGCATAATCGGCACAAGATTTGACATTGGCGGTACGCAATATGGAGCACAAAGCGGGATTGATAACTACTCAATTAAAATACGTGATGACTTCGGAAGTTACAATATTCTTGAGCGCGCATTCAGCAAACGTGCTGATTTTACATCATGGGTAAATAACGGTAGAATCGGCGCTGTTCAGGATATTTTATCTGATTATCGTGCAACACCGATTGTGTATATTGGTGAAGAAAGTTTAACGAATACGATTATTTATGGATTTTACAAAGATTTTTCGATTAATATTTCTTATCCAACAGTATCAATATGCACAACGACGATTGAGGGACTGACATGACAACGATTACAAAAGTTATTGAAACAATGCCTACAGCGCCTTCGCGTAGTCAAGCACCAGATGTATTTATTGCAAACGCTGATGCCACTTTAGGCGCGATGAATACTTTTGTATCGGATGTTAATACATGGTCTGGACAAGTCAATCAAGTAGCTGCCGAAGTAAATAATTATACCAATAGTGCTTCCACAAGCGCGAATACAGCAACCACCAAAGCGAATGAAGCTGCTGCATCTGCACAGTCTGCAAATGGTGCTGCGGGTGCGGCTAAATGGGTATCTGGAACGACTTATGCGGAAGGAACTGTAGCCTGGTCGCCAACTAATTTCTTGAGCTATCGCAGAAAAGTGGCTGGTGCTGGAACTACTGACCCTGTAAATGATACGACGAATTGGGTGCAAATTCAGACTGATTATAACAATGGAATCAACCCAACCGCCATTGCCCAGTCTATCAACCTAACCAAAGCTACTTCCGGCTCAAACGGAATCGCTGTAGCAAACGATGCGGATATAAACGTAGGGACTGGTGATTTTACTTTGCACTGGGAAGGTAGTCTGCCGGACTGGACTCCGGATGCGACACAGTATTTAGTATATAAGTATGCGGCGGGATTTGGGTTTGTATTGTCAATCCTTGCAGGAGGGACGGTTAGACTACAGATCGGGAATGGTGCAGGATTACCCACATACTCATCCACTGCACCCAACACATTTGCGGATGGAACATACCATAAAATCAGTATATCTATTACGCGTGAGTCTGTATCCACAGCAGGGTCAGTGACCATCTATGCCGACGCTGTAGTATTGGGTGCATCAATACCTATTACAGCCGGTACGCCTGTGACGTGTGATACCACAACATCAATTTATATTCTAGGGACGGACACACTCAGAAGCACAGGTCAAGCCAAGTTCGCCATCCTCTACAACCGCGCACTATCAGCAGCAGAAGTTCTCGACCTTTGCAGGAATGGTGTAGCGTTTGCGGATAAGGGAGCGAGTCAGACTGCGGTTTATACCAGTGATTTTAGTGCAGGAGTAGATGGATGGTCGGCGCAGCGAAGCACAGGTACTGGAAATATCGACGCTGTGTCTGATGGTACAACCAGTAAAGACGATGTGTATCGGAATTATGCCTCATCTGTCGCCAACAGCCACAAATTTTACTACAATGAATTATTCATCCCCAACAAACGCTATAGAGTTACCTTCAATTACTATATCCCATCCGGGCAAACGAATACGAACGGTGTGAAACTTAAAATTACGAACTCTACGGAGGGAAATGAACAACAACTAGCGAGCTTCACTACTACTGGATCATGGACTACTGCCAGTTTAGAGCTTACTACCAGCTTCGATACCACAAGTTTGTTTTTACAGCACATAAAAAATGGGGTTGTGTATCTTACTGCTGGGGCAGATAGTCCAACGGATGATCTTATCTATATTCGAGATATGATAATTATGCCAATAGGAGCCACTCTAGAACTCACCCCAGAATGCATCCAACCTGCTCCCGGTCAGTGGTTAGACGCAAGTGGCAATGGCAATCATGCGATGCAACCTGCTACAGGCTCCAGTCTGATGCGCCCACAACGCACCGGCGAGGTTCGCTGGACTAACACTTGGGCGGGGACACATGAAGCCCAATTTATATGTGGAGTTAATCAAGCTGTCTTGCCTTCGGAGAATATACGTATCGAATCTATTACGATGCGCTGCTCGGCAACTGGCGTGAACGTGACTCTCGGCGATAACGTCAATGCTAGCAGATGGGTAGCTTCTGTTGCCCTTGCGACTTATCTGGATGCGACAGTAGCCAATAGGAATCACGATGGAACAAACAGGAAAATAGTCATCGACCCCGATGCGATATTCACCGGTTCAATTACCACAACCATCAAGTATATAATTCTGGATTAAGGAGACTGACATGCAAATTACACTAACAAGCGGCACGGTCGTGGAAATCAAGAATATCAACCTATCTGCTGGCTCTGTTGACTGGCGAAGGGTAAGCGGAGAATATACCGGGGACTGCACCAGCCCGGTAACGCTGACTGATCTCGCAACGGCTACAGCCGCAATCAAAGCCGCAATCAAAGCCGCGCTGGATGCGGAGGGAATATGATTCCAATCGACAAGCAAGCGCATTTCCTCGCTGGCTACGCAATATCTGCCACAGCTCTAATGCTGCTCCCATACGGCTATGGACTTGCTCTGGCTGTTATAGC